GACTTATTTCAGAATATATATCTTGTTGTATCAGCATTGTTTTATACCAATCATCAATAGTTTTATCTAACAAAAATTGTTTTTTGTCTAATAAATTGTTACCACCAACACTAATAACAAAATGTGTAGTATCTTTATCTAATGCACAAGTAGATATAAAATCTAACACTTCAACTGTTGTACTTCCATCAATAGAGTGATTAACAATAGTGTCATCTTCTAGTAATGTGTTTAGATGCTGCTCTACATCATGTTTATTTACATATAATGTATTGTCAATAATGCTATCGCCTAGCAATACAATTTTTTTATTCACATTTCTCCTTTTCAGATAATTCTAACCAAGCATCTAATCTCAATACTTCAATACATTCTGCAGGAGTGATAGTGTTTTTACCTCTAAACTCTATACCTTCTGCTAGTGGTAATTCCTGGTCCAGGCAACTACTGTCATTAAACTCAATATCCCATATGTTTTCGTTATAAATATTGATAGACTTAACTGCAACATCTACTAAACGAACATCATGTCGTGGATAAAAGTTACCAGTCAAATGCAATTTTATTTGTCTTTCTAAAGGTATATCAGTTGCTGCTATACCTCCTGCATACATACTTCCCATTACTTCTCCTCCTGTGTTTCGTTCATAAATTTTCCATACTCTAGAAAATATTTCATATCCTCCATTATTTGTTGAACTGTTTCTAATCTTGTAACAACATTAATACTGTTATCTTGTCCACCAGAACTCCAACTAACATCCCACTCACCAGAATTACTAAACTCGCTTAGTGTTTTATCTCTGCTAAGTGTAAAATTATCAGTACCCCACCAACCTTTTGCGGTGTAAGTAATTTTTACTATGCTGCTATTTTCATAGTATGTTCTTTGAATATCCTGTTTTTTTATGTGAATATTCATTGATTCTCTTTTATCAGTTTTTAAATCAACTGTTTCAAATCTATCTTCCATTGTCCCTCCTTTAAGAAAACATTCCTGGAAATTCAACATCATGTTGCAATTCCTGTATGTTCTCTAGTTCATCTGTTATATTTTCTAAATTGTCTATTGCTTCTTGTAACATGTCAGCTTTATTAGAACTTTGTAAGTTTTCTGGTAAGTTGTCTAACCATTCCTCTAACTCTTCTCTAAGTTGCTCTACATCAGCAATTTTTTCTGTCATGTCTAAAGTTTCGCTTAGTCGTGTAGCTCTACTTTTATATTTAGCCATTGTTCCTCCTTGTTTGCTTGTCTATAGTATTATACACACTTAACTAATCTTGTCAAGTGTGCATAATACCTGGTATGTTACTTGACTGGAGTAACTAACCTTCTACTGTATCTATCTGCTATTTCGTGTATCTCTTGTCTTATTTCTTCATGTTGTGCTACTTGTTCTGAACTTAGTTCGTGTGCATCTACAACATCTCCAGTAAATTCACGAATCTTAATAGAGTCATTATGATTTCGTAACCACATAGCTTTAGCGAATTTCCAATCTTTTTGATTAAAGATTACTAAGTTACCACTACCTAATGAAGTTGCAGTAATTTTACCATCAATGACATCACCATTAACAAAATGTTTACCATTAATCTCCACCTGGTCAAAATCATAACCTTGTGAATATTCAAAATTAGCTATTGCATCTTCTCTAGTTTCTCCAAATGATACAAACTCTTGCACCATAGTTTTCTTAATTTTGTATGCTTTCATTATCCTCCTTTGGACAGTCTTCGTATGGAAACTGGATTTGCTCTTCACACAAACAAAAGTTAAATTTTTCTACTTGTGTTTTATGTGTAAGGTTAGCCATGTCTTGCCAACTATGTGTTTTATTAGCCATTCCATCCTCCTCTGACATTAACACCATCTAACTCTGCTCGTTTTACGAATGCAGCATATTCAAAAGTATCTTCTTTATCAATACCGAACTCCTCACGATACTTAGATAGATGTTTGCTTGTTGTTGTTGAATATGGTCCAGAACAAATAACCGCTCTGCCATCTTTTACATAACCTACTATTGTGTAGTAACTATATAAAAGTATTACACCATCTTCAAAAGTCCTGGACATGCTGCCAGTACTATTAGTCTTTACTTTACTCATTTTCTCCAATCAATTTGCTTGTATTAACAACTATACACTATGTGTGTTTAGTTGTCAAATTTTAGTTTTTCCTTAATCATATCAATACGAATTTTTGTGTTAGATATTTCCTTATCAACATAAGTAAATCCACAATCCATGCATAGATATTCACTTTCTATTTTATTAACTTCATAGACTTCAATTTCGTTTTCAACATCTCTGTCTGTGTAGCTAACTTCACAATCAATACACTCTGTTTCATAAGGTACTGTAACCTTAAGATAAGGTGCTTGATTAGTTGTTTCTACTTCTAATCGTGTTTGTTCTAATTCAGCTAAACGCAATTCAGCTTTAGTTAAAACATCTTTCCAATCTACCATTATTTATCCTCCAATTTCTTATGTTTGCTCTATAGGGGAAGAGTTTTTATTTCTTCCCCTACTTGTCAAATACCTTACTCTTCTTCTTTCTTCGCTTCTTGTGTATCGCGATACCATCCTAACCAGTCGCTAGTTAGTTCACTATCTCTATAGATTCCAGTTGTAAATAACTGCGGACTTAATCCAGTATCATCTCCAGAATGGTCATAAATACTAACGCTAATATCTCCACCATCTCTAGTGATTTCATCTACAAAATTACTATCAATACCTATAAGGTCTAATAGACTATCTGATAGTTGTGTTAGCTTGAAAAAATCTTCATGGCTAGTTAATAAGTTATGATTCTCTGGCTTACCTTTTTCCCAGTTCATCTCTTCTAGTTGTGATAGATTTTCTCTTACTGTTCTTAGTAATACTGCAGTTGCTAATACTGTTGTCTTACCATACTTAATTTCTTTCATTATTCTCCAATCAATTTGTTTGTCTAAAGAACTATACAACATAGCTAATATCTTGTCAAGTATTTAAAATAACCTAAGTAATACTGGGCTTATCTGTGTGTGTTGTTCTTCTATTGTTACCAGGATTCTACTTATTGATAGTTAGCACACCACCCCGCAGTTTAGAAACAAAAGGTATACATATTGATACATACTAGATGTAGTACTACCACATATAGTGTATGTATGTACGCAATACCACGACATATGGTAGTACAATATATAGTAGTTTTATGGGATATACAAGATATAGGGGGGTTAAATGTGGGGTGCCTTGTGTGTGTGTGTACACCCTCTAAATATATGCTGTTAAGGGGTACTCTATATAAAGGTACTACATATAGTGGTGTACCTAATTGCTAGTAATTGTAACTTATAAAGTAAGTATCTTTAATCACTTATAAAAGAAAAGAATAGTGGTGCTAACCCTGTGTCACTCCCTCCCAAACCAGAATGAACTAAAATTAGTAACAAATAAATATATGTGAAGTAATAGGCTATCACCCTAGTTACCATGGTCCTGCTAATCCACTTTGTTTGCTGTGTTTATTGTCAAGATTCCTTTTCTAAAAGCAAGAAGAAACCTCTGCTTGTTTTTCTACTATACCACCTTACTTTAAAAATGCTATTATTTAAGTGCAGGGTTTTTGTTATAGTAGGAGTTTCCTCCTTTCGCCTACGCATATTCACACAGAAACCCTGCAGCTTTATTTGTATTAATATAATTTATGTTATAATAATTAAACAAGAAAGGCATGAGCAGTGATTCGTTCCTTCTGGAACATGTGCTTAACTCATAGCCCTCCTTTCTTTGTTTGTGTATAGTACAACCCCTACTGGCAACAGCAGGGGTTGCTGTACAAACAGCTAATAAAAAAAATTTTTTTTACACTAACCGCAAAACACTCGTTATAATATTTTTAACTTAGGAAAGTCCTAAGTTTTAGTTATAAATAAATATCTATAACTAATAGAAAAGAAAGTATGCTTTTCATCATATAGCGTTTGTGATTATGTGATTGATTTAAGTTTATTTTTTTTCTTTCATAACAGTAATGGACATACTGTACGACAAGACTCCACTTCGGTGGAGTTTTGTGTTATAGTAACAATAAGCAACAACAGGAGATAGAAATGCCTAATAAACCAGGTAAGAAAAAAAAGAGATACTCTGCAAAACGCAAGAGTAAAAGAATGGGTTACTAATGTTATCACCTAAACAAAAGAAAATTGCTAAACAAGCAAAACCTTTTGATAAAATTACAGGTGCTGATTTTAAAAAATTAAGAGATAACAAAAGAAGAAAGAAATTGTAATGGCAACATATCAGGGTAAGACTGTAACTTTAAATTCACCTAGAGCAATTAAAAAAGGTGAACCAGGTCATGGTCGTAAAAAATCAGTTGTGTATGTTAAAGATGGTGACAAAGTTAAAAAGGTTATGTTTGGTGACCCAAACATGAAAATTAGAAAAAATAACAAAGAAGCTAGAGCATCATTTCGTGCTAGACACAAATGTGATACTGCCACTGATAAAACTACGCCTAGATATTGGAGTTGTAAAGCATGGTAAAAATTAAAGGTGTTGATGTATCTAAGTTGACTAAAAGACAACAGGCAACTATGAAAAAACACGCTAAACACCATACAAAAAAACATATACAGTTTATGACTAACTCTATGAAAAGAGGTACTTCATTTACTAAAGCACACAAAAACGCACAAAAGAAAGTAGGTAAATAATGGCAGGTAGAAAAGTTAGTTGGAAGTGGGGTGGCAAAACTTATAGTGGAACACTTATACCTAGTATGGAAACTAAAACACATAGATTTGCTAGAACACACAATGGCAAAATTAAAAAACTACCCAAACGCAAAAAAAAATAGTTGATAATTAAATGTCCTCGTTGCGGTAGTGAGTTATTACCAAAACATGACATGAAGTGTAAGAACAAAAATTGTAAAAATTATGGAAAAAAATAAATTATGTTACGCAGGAGGATGTCATAGAGTATTGCCAAAAGGCAGGTCAAAATTTTGTAGCGATAGATGTTCTAACAGAATTAAAATGCAAAAGAAAAGGGCTAAAGACAAAGGTATAGAATGGAAACAAGAAGATAAAAAATTATCTATACCTAGTAAAAATGTTGAATCACGCAGAGGTAAAGTTTACAACGACATTGTTGAATCTGGTTTAGCAGAAGAAATACTTAAAGAAAAAAATACATTAACAGATGTAGCAAAAATATTAGGAACAACTGTTGCTGCTGTATCTATGGCATACAACGCATACATAGAAGATTTAGAAACAAAAGCTGCACAAGATAAATGGGAACTACCGCAGGTTGCAGAAAAATCATTAGAAAGTTTTAGTAAATTTAGAGATAGATATTTTCAAACAGAAACAGGAGAATCATACGAAACACCAGATTTTCATATTAAGTGGATTAACTCTATTTTAGATGCTATAGAAAATGGCGACCAACAAATGATACTGTCACCTCCACGACATGGTAAAACAGATTTATTAATACATTTTGCTGTGTGGCTCATATGCACAAAACCTAACATTCGTATTTTGTGGGTTGGCGGTAACGAAGAAATTGCAAAGAATGCAATAGGTTCTGTACTTGACCAACTAGAAAGTAACGAATTGTTAATAGAAGAAATATGTGGACCAGGACCTAAATTTAAACCTACAACAAGAACAGGTAAGTCCTGGTCACAAAGTGGTTTTACTGTAGGCACTAGAACAGTTACAGGTATTAAATCACCAACAATGGTAGGCATTGGTCGTGGTGGTAAAATACTTTCTCGTGATTGTGACTTAATTATTGCAGATGACATTGAGGACCATACTTCTACTATGCAACCTGCATCAAGAGAAAACACAAGAAGTTGGTGGACAACAACATTGTCTAGTCGTAAAGAAGAACATACAGCTATGGTTGTAATTGGTTCTAGGCAACATTATGATGATTTATATTCTCATTTGTTAGATAACGAATCTTGGAAAACAATTGTAGAAGAAGCACACGACACAGCTTGTAATTTACCTGACTGGAACGAAGATGAACATATAGATTGTATGTTGTGGTCTGGTAAAAGAACTTACAAATGGTTAATGGATAGAAAAAGAGCAGCAGAAACTACAGGTGGTAGAGCAATATATGAAATGGTTTATCTAAATGTAGCTATGCCAGATGGTCTTGCTTTATTTGACAGAGTAGAAATAGAAGAGTGTCGTGACCAAAAGCGTGACATAGGACATATACCACATGGTACAAGATTAATAGCAGGATTAGACCCTGCATCTACAGGTTATCAAGCTGCATTTTTGTGGGCATATGAACCAGTAGAAAATAAATTAAACATGGTAGATATGAACAACAGTCTAGGTGGAGGTATTCCACAAGCATTAGATATTATTAAAGAATGGTGGTTAAAATACAATTTGTCACATTGGGTTATAGAAGAAAATGGATTTCAAAAAGCAATAAGACAAGATAGAAGTATTAGAGATTTTGCATCTAAACATGGAATATTTTTAGAGGGTCACGAAACATTTAAAAATAAATTTGACCCTTTATATGGTGTTACAGCTATGCGACCAATGTTTCAAGAAAAAAATATTTCTTTGCCATATCTTAGCTTTCAAGCACAAGAAAAGGTAAACTTATATACAAGTCAGTTAGTGTATTTTAGTTCTGCTAAAAATAAAAGCAAAACAATAGGTACAAAAACAGATATAGTTATGGCTAGTTGGTTTCCAATGAGAGCAATTAGGCGTATGCAAAAAGAACGCTTTGCAGAACTAGGGTACGATTACAATCCTAGTTTTACAGGGTACGAAACAAGTAATATGGATTTAGATAATTGGAGATAGATGCCACTTAATAGCGAAACACTTTATGACAAAATAGATTACCTTAGAGTAGTTAATCAAGAACAAATGGTTGATAGGTCTAGGATTCGTGACATTATGAATGGCGGTGAAGCTGCTGTAAAAGCATTACTAGGTAATAGTATTAATGTTGAATATCACGAGTTACCTGCACCTAATTTATTTTTAACTGCATTAGAAAGATTTGCACAAAAACTTGGTAGAAACCCTGATTTAAAAGTTGATATTATAAATGAAAAAGATAGCGAAAGAGCTAGAAAAAAATCTGAAAAATTAGAAAGAATTGTTTTAGCATACGACAAATTTCAAAAATTACACATGCAATTACCACAAGCAGCAAGATGGTTGCCAGGTTATGGTTTTGTAGCTTGGACTATAGGACACAGAAAAGATAAAGATGGTAACCCATATCCATATGCAGAATTGCAAGACCCCTTTACTTGTTATCCAGGAACATTTGGTAATGACCAACAACCTCACGAACTAGCAATAATTAGAAGAGTTCCACACAATGTATTAGCAGAACAATATCCTGAAGCTAAAGGTTTTATATATCAATCAGAAGAAAATGATGGATTTCAAAATCCATATTCTGTTTTAATAGATTCTACAGATAGAGCAGGTAGTTGGGCTAATTCAACAGGGCATGGCAAAGTAGTTGTTGAATATAGAGATAAAAAAGGCACATATGTGTTTTTACCAGAAAACAAAAAAATTATAGATTTTATGCCAAATGTATTACAATCAGGTCCTTG